CCAAGTCCAGTCTGTCGTTCGATCTGTTTCATCAAACTGTATCTTATTTATACCATATGGGAATGTATTTGTCAATACCTTTTTTCAAATACCTTTGTCTTCTTGGTATTTTCCAGCAGCAAGAACAAATCCAATATGTTTATCTGGTTCATTTATTTTTGCTATAGACAACACTACACTATCTATTTGTCTAAAATCTTTGTATTCTACAAGAAGAGCCTTGACATAAAACGGTAGAGGCATAGGCAAATTTATACAATATTTTAAACTTGTAAGAGCATACATTCTTGCAAGAACTTCCTCTTCACTTATTGTGTCGGCCTTTACTATTTTTAGAATTGTCTCTTCATCTTTACAAATAGTAATTGTTACAACTGTAGAACCCTTTGACCATATGGTAACCTCTTTTGCTGATGCAGCATTAGGGGAGTATACTAGGAAGGCGATTATTATCACCGCTAATAAATACTTCATTTTTCTTTCTCCATTCTGCAATAGTTTCGATGAGCAAAGGAAGATAGTCATATTTCTCTTTTACAAACTCTTGCACAGTTCCATCTTCAGTGACAACAAGAATTACCACTTGAGCAACCCTTATGCCTGTTCTCTCACCAAACATTTCTGCATATGCCGAACCTTGGATATAGTAGTTCTCATTCCAATCGTCTGTGCGTTCTCTTGTTGAGGTCTTGAAGTCAATAATTGACAGCTTTCCCTTATAGTTCGCAATACAATCTGCTCGACCAGCAATTTTATATTTATCACTATACAGCCCGCACTCTTGAGCATATATATTATTTATATGACAAAGAGCCTTTTCTTTGAGCTGGTTAAATAAACACATAGGAAGAAAGTGTTTCTTATGCTTCTCCCACTTATTAGGCCAGTCAAGGTGTACATTGTTGAGGTAGTCTTCACACATAGCATGAACCTTCGTACCTCTTGCAGCAGCAGTTCTTGCAATGTGATTTGCGACATCCTCACCAACACGCTTACGCCACTCAAACAGTCCCTGCTTATTACGGACTGATAGAACGGTGGTGATGGATGGATACTTGTTGCCCTCTGGTGTTTCGTATAACCGAATACCGTTAGTAGTTTTTGCCGAAATTTCTGGTAGGGAAATTTGGTCGTGGTCAAACATTTTAGGTTCCATTATGCTAATGCTCTAATTCTTTCTACTAATCTATCTGCTCTATTTGTGACTTGACGATACCACGCCGAATCAACCATCTCATCTGCTGCCTGATTCCAATCCCTTGTATCCACACCACGTTTCATTCCAGCAAACTTGGATAGTCTTGGACGCCCAAGGTTGAACATCATATTGGCAATCACTTGTTGAGCTTCTTCTGGCAAAATGTGAAAGTCTGAGTAAAGGATGTTGCAGTCTCGCAAGACGCTTTGGATATCCGACTCGAAGGCTTCAGCGACTCGCTCAGAAGAAACGGGGGTGCCCAAGTCAAGGGATTTTTCTGGGTCAAATTTCTTAACAAGATGACCGATACCAAAAGTAGCGTAACCAAGATGGTCATTATAAATCTTGTACTCACATCCTTCATCCACTTCCAATTGTTTTCTAAGTTGTTCAATGTTCATTTTGTTTCTCCGGCAAATTAACATTAGCTGTTAGGATTCTGCTCTCTCCATCACCAGAGAAAGGCATCACTACATAATTTAACCAAGATGGAAACATAATCATTTTTCCAACTTCTGGTTTAAGATATTGTTCTGTGACAGGTTTTAAAAATGAGGCTTCACTGATACTTCCCCATGAGAGGTGTGTGTATCCCCCATTGGTTACTTCTTCTTTGCCATCATCGAAAGTGCCATAATCGGCGAACTCAACCTTTCCAGCAACTTGTTCTGGCACTTTGAGATATAGAATACAAGACAACTCTCCATCTGTATTGCCTTGTTGAGTAGTACCAGAAAAAATTCTTTCAATGCTCATGGAATGCATTTTAGGATTGTATTCTCTGTGTTCATCACCTGTGATCGATGGAGCATATTCAGACGCTTTTTCATTAGTGACAATATCAATATTAGCTTCCTTCATGTAGGTATTACTCAACCTACAGATATAATCACCAAACATCTTTCCCACATAATCAAGTGTATGGGAAAACTTGATTGGTCCTTTAGCACGATCCATAGCATCAATCAGTTCATCGTCTATATGTGTATTAAGTTCTTCAATCACTTCACTGTCGAAACCAACAGACATGAAACTTACTGCTGGTTTTGTATTAAATGATATATCCATTTTATTCCATTCCTATTCCCATTTTGGTCTTGTTGATTAGATAACTACGCACAAAGCCAGACCGAACAATGTCACCAATAGTGAACTCTGTACAATTGAATTCTTTCATCTCTTCTAGTATTCTTAGAAAATCATGTAAACCATTTTTCTCGTTTGTCCTTTGTAAATCTGATTGAGCAAAATCACCACAAAATATAATTTTAGAATCTTGACCTATTCTGGTGATAATCGTGTCTAGCTCATGAAAATTCAAATTCTGGCATTCATCTACTATAATGATACTATTATCAAATGTCAACCCCCTTAGAAAAGAAGTTGATAGAAAATATAAAGATGACTGAGCCTTCAACTTAGGATATAGAGAATTGAACGCTGTTTCATTTGGCATCTTGAACATGAACTGAACCATATTCTGATACGGCACTTGATACAGTGCAGACTTATCTTCCTCATCACCCGGTAAGAATCCAATCTCTCTTGTTGGGATAAGAGAACGCACCAAAATAACTTTGTCATATGGTTTCTTTAAATCCATTACATCCTGCAAAGCAAGATACAATGAGACAAAAGTTTTACCTGTTCCAGCCGCACCAAATAGAAATTGGTTTTGTCCTTTTTTCCATGTATCGAATATAACCTTTTGATTTTCAGTGATTGGTTTGATTACAACAAGGTCTTTAGAGTTTATTTCTTTATTTTTTTGTGCTGCCATTTTCTGCTTCCATATTAGGGTGAGGGGGGCAACCGGCACCCCCCTCTGATGTAAGGGCGGAGTGACTTCCAAGCTTACATAGACGCTGTGCATCGGTGCTGAAGTATGATTTTCTCGCCCACATCATATATATCTATTTGTTTTTGTGCTTATTCACTATACCCTGTGCTTTAATTTGTGCATTTGTTCGTCCACTACCATATCTATCTGCTATTGGTGAATTGGGATGTGCTGCTGATATCCTCTGCATATTCTCTGTAAATCCAGCATCCACCTTTGGTCCAACACCCATCATATGATCACTACCAAGAGCGATTGGTTGAAAGACTCTCTCAACATTTGTATTGTTCTCCATATACTTATCATACTCTGACATTGACATGACTTCATCGTATTCAATACCAGATTCTAAATTCATAAATGTATATGTCGGCATTATCCTTCTCCCATATTAATGTTTGGCATATATCCAGCATAATAATTTCCAGATAATACGATTCTCTCATCAGACGTATCATTCGTATAGTGATATAGATTTGATGGGAAAATAACTAAATCTCCCTGCTTACACACAACTCTTGGCCTATTAATACCATGCGATGGTGATTCATCTGTCATAAAGCTTAAACTTGTGTCACTGTCTCCTGTCGAAAGATATGCTGCAATAGAATAAAAATTAGGTGCTTCTTCATGACAATGAGGATGAACAAAACTATTATTATCATAGAAGCTAATCCAAGCATTATACATTGCAACAACAAATTGCATACCATTTCTTTTCATTGAAGCTGGTTTGCGTTTATTGAAATGTGGATAATTTAATCTGGTGGAAATACAATGTTCAACCTTTGCTGAAACTCTCTGTAGATAAGGCGCAATGTCCTTGTCCAATTGAAGATGCCAACCTGTTCGTCGAACACCTTCTAGGTTATCGACAATACCAGTTTCTAGTTTTTGTCCTGCCAATTCTATTAAAGTATTACATAACTCTTTATCTAGAGTTGTCTTCATAATAAAATCAGTTTTGAGAACAGGAACATATTGTACTGCCTCAAACGAATCTTCACCATTCATTAAAATTCAAACTCCAATTGTTTAGCTGGAACCAATTTTTCCAACCTAAAAATTTTGTCACGTTGTTCAGTGACAGATTCATTTAGAATCTTTATTCTCTTATAAGCCGCTTGTAGTTGTCCCTGCAACTCTTCTGCCTGAGATTTTAAAATCTTGATCTCATTAGCATCATTATAAATCTTATTGAGTTCCATCTTTTGCCTCTCACTCAATACCGAATGTAAAGATTCTTTCATATCTTCCTCTCTAAGTCTCCGACTCATGTAGTCCCAATGAGGTTCCCTCGTCATCATTCATCTCCATGAAAAACTTTGGTGGTACTCTATTAGTCCATTTTGCAAAACCTGACTTCTCTACTATATAGTATGTTTGATATGCTTTCACTGTATCATCACCTTTGCAGTATGCAGGCATACATTGTGGTGGAGCAGTGAGAGGAGCATCAACATCAATGTTAGTAGGTGGTTTGAATAGAGCATCACGCAATCTGGATGTCGCATGTATTTTGCCATAACGATGAGTATACTCGTTCATTAGAGCATCATAGTGTTTCCACAACCACCAATAATTTTTCTTTGATGTTCGCACCCAAATGGTACTAGGGTGGTTCTTGTGAGCCAACTTGTATAGACCCATCTTCTCAGCATACTCATCACCATCAAGCACACGGTGCGCTGTAGAGAGCATCTGTGCGCTCTCTAGTATCATCTTGACCACATGCTTGTCACACATCATCTGTGCGGCAATCTTAGGGTTTTTATCTAGATAGAAAATGTTCATACTAAATCCCTCAAATCTACTCCCGATACGCCTGGATAAACTTTATCCCACATCTGTTCCACCATAATTGCACAAGTTTTTGCAAAATTTTCATACCTAGATTCTAAATCTAATATTTCTGCATCCTTCTCTTCAATTACACATTCAAGTTCATAAACTCTATCTTCAAGTTCACTCATCGGTTATCACCTTCACCTTCAATTTTATTACGCTCTTGTCGAGACTTCAGTTTCTCCATATTTATCTGAGCAATGTCCTCTAGTGAGTATCCAATATCACTTGCAAGTGCTGACACATACCACAGAACATCACCAAGCTCCTTGGCAATGTCATCAAGTTCATTACCATAGAACTCGAAAGAACCAAACTTACTCTTTCGGATATTCTTCTTCACCTTCTCTGCGACCTCACCAGCCTCACCAGACAACCCTAGTGTTGGATACACTACCTTGGCATTGTCTGGATAGATAGCAGTGGTCTTCGCAAACTCTTGGTATTCATCAAATGTCATTTCTTTTCCCAACGATAAAAAATGTGGTCACCAATCTCTGTTGTTCTCGTCTTGGTCCTTGCCCAAGATGGACTGACATAATCAGCATGGTAATGTGTAGCACCATCAGTTATATCAACGAATCTTATATCATTATGCATCATTAATCGAGCAAAGTCAAGTATCTTTTTGTAAGATTCTTCATTTTTTACATCATCTGGTTTACCATCACAATACCAACTGAACTGGCACTTGTTTCTAATAGGAATAGGTAATCCAGTTTTCCATGATTTTTTCATTTGTGCTTGAAGGACTACTCCACACACAGTATTTGGAAACCTCTCATCATTCACTCTGTTCATCACAACAGCAGACACAGCAAGTTTCCCTGCCGTGCCCTGATCTCTTGCTTCATGATACATGTTCATAGCAAGACATTCAACATGCTGATTATTATTAACTATTGATTTTTCGTTTGGAACAATATCTGTAGTAGCACCCACAAACATCAAACCAATAGCTACAATTTCATCTAATGCTGTAATTACATTTCTCCCAGTTGTGTTTCGAGATATTGCCGAGCATAGTCACCCGCCATGGTTGACCGAAAAGTTTTGTCAGCAGCTAGAGCAACCTCATCAATGTCGATCTCATCATCACCGAAAAAGTATCCATCACAGAACTCTTCGATATCCATTATATAGTTTCCCATTTTACTCATAACCATAATACTCCTTCTTGAACTCTTTCATATATTTACCACTGTCACGATGGGCTTCTATCTCCCAAGGCTGCCTTTCGTAAGCAGTCTCCAGATAGTTCCGATATTTACCATCCCGACATTTCCACAACTTCTTGTAACCACCACGGAAACGGTCAATCAATTTTCTCGTTGCGTGCTGTTTCACATGTATCATCTCATGACAAACCGTGTCGATGAACTCTTCAACGCCCTCTGCTTTTGTCAAACGATGATCAACCTCAATCACAAAGTCACGGTCATCTTCTTCCTGATAACAGAACCCTCTGGCACCCTGTTCATATGTCTTGGTCAACAAGACAGTGATGTTCAGTGCCCGGTAGCGAGGCAACATCTTCTCCAGACAGAACCAGACAATCTCCTCGGCCAGTTCTCTGTCCTTCTTGACACCACCTGTAACTTCAAGACCAATCATCGTTATTTCCTTGTTCATCATCACTATACATATAATACGACATATAAGGGATATTGTCAAGGAAATAATGCACCAAAAAGTCGTTTATTTCCAGTTACTTGACATTTTTTTTAGGTCTATTTTTACTCGTTCTACCACTTCACCCCAACTTGCGGGTTCTTTTTGACGATAGATTCGCACTGATTCGTACCAAGGACTGGTATCGGGATAATCTCTTTCTCTAAACCAACGCCAATCAGCTGAGTAATGGAGTAACCCCCACGTTGGAATACCTAATGCTCCACCCATATGAATAGGTGCAGTATCTGTCGATATCAGCAAGTCTACTTGAGACAGGATATCGGCTGTATCAGAGAAGTCTTTTATTCTCTCACCAACGCTTGGTAAGAGGTCTTTAGCTTCTGGATTGCGTCTATAGTCAAACATAGCAGTGCCCTTCTGTATGCTTATCATATTGACGTTAGGAAGCTCACAGAGAGGTAGTATCGTTTCAAAGGGTATAGAACGTCGAGTATCAAGTCCACTCGACTCCCACACCAACGCTACATTCATACCCTCACCAGACAGGTTCCAATCCTTACGATAAGTTTTTGACAGGAACCCATCAGCATGAGGTATATTTTTGATGGTAGCTTCCAGAACTCTAGGAAGACTCATCAGGGGAATTTTGAAGTCTATGTTTGAAATGTCCTGTAAAGCACCTTCCACAACATCCACATCTTTTAGAATAGGACTATCTTTGAATATACCATAAAGTTCCTTGTAGCAAGAGAATACAACCTTACCATCCAATTTTGCCACCTCTGATACATATCGACTGAACTGTATGTTATCACCAAATCCTTGCTCACAATATATCAATATGGTTTTACCCTCAAGAGGTTGACCATCCCACAACTCAATGTGAGACAGCCTCTCTTGATTGAAAGCAAAGTTTTTTCCTAGTCTCCACGCACCATCTGACTTCAAGTCAACATAATGAAATCCTCTTTTGAAGTCTCCCATTTTAAGATAGTTCATACCAGTGTTCAAATTTGCTCTGGCAGGATTGTGATATCCTAGTTTTATTGATTGCTCATAGCAAGCAAATGACTCTGCAAACTTAGATAAGTCGTGCAGTATGATTGCTAAATTATAGTATGCCCTAGCATCTTCTGGGTCATCTACAATCAACTGTCTATAACATTTAGCTGCTGACTCAAAGTCTTCCTTTTCTAGAAAGTCGGCAGCAACATATTCTAGTTCTTTAAACTCTGCTTGTAATGTTTGCTGGTCCATCTACTGATACATGCCTATTATGTTCAACAACCATATAGTTGTCATCCCAATTGAAAGCTTCTTTAACTACATTATCAGACAATCCCTTATACATTGTATGCAGAGACTTGTCCTTTGCAGAAACTAAGACTTCAGCTTCATTCTTATGAAGTCCTTCTAGGAGTTGAACAAACATTGCCTCCCTTTTTGATTGGGTAATAGCGTTATTGCCACCTTGAATATAATGATATAGCCTGTTTGCTTCAGCAGCAAGCATGGTATGTTCTGTTCCCTCTGGCGCATCATTTGGAGTATATGGAACTTCACCAGCGGGAAGTGCCCAAATAATACGGGGGTCAAAAGATGCCTTGATCACCATGCGAAGAGAGGCCGAATTATGTTCCATCAAATGGTCAACTTTTTGTTTCTTTGTTTTCTTCTTAGAAAGTTTTTCTAGAATTTCGGATACTAGTGGTGTGTATGTATTGGGCATTAAAAATCTCCTATGCAATCCATTAGGTCACTCAACCTGTTTTGTATAAAATAATTTAGTAGTTTACTACGAGGGTTAGTTTTTGCTTCTTTCCATGTTTTTGTTATTTCTGAAAATAACTCTTGAGGAGCTTCTGTTAAATCGATAAGTTTCTTG